GGCTTGACCAAGTGAGCCTTCTTGACGCCTGCCCTGGTGGCAACCTCCTAGAGCCACCTGTGCCCGTCACTGAGGTCACTGATCTCTCGCCTCTGACCTCTCAGCTCATCGATAGCCTCACGCCGCCACAGCGCGAGGTATGGGACTCTCCAGAGCGTTTCAAGCTGCTCTGCTCTGGTCGTCGCTTCGGTAAGACCTACCTCTGCATTGCACGTCTGGTTGCCTGGGCAATCGAGAACCCAGGCAGCCTCTGCTGGTACGTCAGTCAGACCTACAAATCCTCCAAGCAGATCGCATGGCGTCAGTTACGCGCCATGGTTCCGCCAGAGGCATATTCCAAAAAGAACGAGTCTGAGCTGAGCCTTGAGCTTGTCAATGGCAGCGTCATCTCGTTAAAAGGCGCCGAGTCAGCCGACAGCCTTCGTGGTGTCAGCCTCAGCGCTTTGATCATTGACGAGGCTGCCTACGTCAAGCAGGAAGCTTGGGACATGGTCCTACGTCCTGCTCTATCAGACCAAGGTGGTCCTGCATGGTTCATCACCACGCCTGCAGGCTTGAACTGGTTCCATGACCTCTGGGAGCAAGCCCAGGATCAAGAGGACTGGCGCACCTTTTCCTACACCACCATCCAAGGCGGCAACGTTCCCGAAGAAGAGATCGAAGCAGCACGCCGCACCCTTGACGAACGCACCTTCCGTCAAGAGTTCCTCGCCAGCTTTGAGACCCTTGCCGGTCGCGTCTATCCCGACTTCAGCGACGACAACATCTCTGAAGACATCAAGGACACTGGCGGCGAAATCCTCTGGGGCACTGACTTCAACGTCGGAATCATGGCGGGCGTCCTTGCCAGCAGGGTGGGCGACACCATGCACATTTGGGACGAGCTAGCTGTCAAGCAGTCGAACACCGACGAGGTCTGTCAGATGCTCAAGGAACGTTTCCCTGATCGTCGCTTGATCGCCTACCCCGACCCGACGGGTAGCGCCCGCAAGACCTCAGCAGCAGGTCGCACTGACCACGACATCATTCGCCGCTACGGCTTCCAGTGCATCAGCCCGAGAGCGCCCTGGGCGGTCAAGGACAAGATCAACGCGACGAACTGGATGATCCGCACCGCTGACAATCATCGCAAGCTCTTCATTCATCCACGCTGCAAGCACACGATCAAGGCGCTCAAAAATGTCACCTACAAAGAAGGTGCTGACGACTATGTGATCGACAAGTCAGCCGGAATTGAGCACTGGACTGACGGTCTCGGCTACCTGGTACTCGGTGCCTTCAACCCGTTGTATCAACAGGCTGGCAAACCTACAGGCATTCGGATCTATTAAGACTGCTTCGTACAATGCGGCTAAGCCTGTGGCATTAGTGACGTGTATAGCGGCTTCAATCATTACGACCGCCAGCTAACCGCGCGCGTCGCCAAGGTCAACGATCCGAACGCTGCTTGGCGCAACCAAGAGCCGCACTGGGTTCTGATTGAAGATCTGGTCGGTGGCACCTATGAGCTCCGCCGCCGTCACCGCCGGTATCTGCCGCAAGAACCGCGAGAGCTTGACGAGAGCTACGACAACCGACTCGCGCGTTCTGTCTGCCCGCCTTACTACCAGCGCTTAGAGCGGATGTTGGCGGGCATGTTGACCCGCAAGCCAGTCCGCCTGAACGATGTTTCCGACATCGTGCGCGAGCAGCTTTTTGACGTTGACCTGCAAGGCAACGACCTGAACGTCTGGTGCTACGAAGCAGCGCGCAAGATGGTCCGCTACGGGCATATCGGCGTCTTGGTTGATGCGCCGTCTGCTGGCGAACTTGGGCGCCCCTATTGGGTGACTTACACGCCGCGTGAAATCCTCGGCTGGAGAGTCGAGCTGGTCAATGGCGCGCAGAAGCTGACGCAGCTTCGCCTGCTGGAGAAAGTCATCATCCCCGACGGTGATTATGGCGAGATCGAAGTCGAGCAGGTGCGAGTGCTTCGCCCTGGCGAGTTTGAGATCCACCGCCTGAACAAGAAAGGCAACTTCGAGGTCGTCGAAAGCGGCACGACGACGATGGATCACATCCCGTTCTCCATCGCCTATTCCAATCGCGTGAACTTCATGGAGTCACGCCCGCCGCTTGAGGACATCGCCAACCTCAACCTCAAGGCATATCAAGTCCAGAGCGACCTGGACAATCAACTCCACATCTCGGCGGTGCCGATGCTGGCGTTCTACGGCTTCCCGCAATCTGCGGAAGAAGTCAGCGCCGGTCCTGGTGAGGCGATTTCCTTCCCGGCGGAAGGGCGGGCAGAATTTATCGCTCCCCCCAGCGATGCCTTCGACTCGCAGTTCCGCCGCCTTGATCAGCTAGCTAGCCAGATCAACGAACTGGGTCTCTCTGCTGTCCTCGGTCAGAAGCTGTCTGCCGAAACTGCAGAATCCAAGCGCATCGACCGCAGTCAAGGCGACAGCACCATGATGGTGATCGCTCAGAACATGCAAGACCTAATCGACAACTGCCTTGCTCACCACGCCCACTATCTCAATATTCCGGAGACCGGCAGTAGCTTTGTTAATCGTGATTTCCTGGGTAGCCGTCTTGATCCTCAGGAAATCCAAGCCCTCCTCCAGCTCTACACCGCTGGCACCATCACCCAGAAAACGCTTCTCGACCAGCTCTATGAAGGCGAAGTCCTCGGTGACGAATTCGACGTTGAAGAGGACCTGGAATCTACTCAAGCTGGTGGGCTCATTGAAATGGCACCGCCTGAGCCTGAAACCATGCAAACCGACGAGATCCCTGCATGATGCGGGGATAAATGGGGGGCGCACCATGGACGCAGCCAGACCGCGAAAGCAGCAGCTCTCCATCAGCACAAAGGCGCTGGCGGAGCCCGTCTTCGCCGTAGTCCGCGTCTCCTGGTTCAAGAACGGCAGGGAGTGCGACGTGGACGAAGTGCAGCTCGACGCAGGCATTGACAACGTCGAAGCTGTGCTCGAAACGGTGATCAAGAATGCGCTAGAGGCTGGCGCTGACGTTTCCGTGATCACTACCGCTGCCGCTTCGCAATTTGCGGTAGATCAATGACGCAGCACGCCGAGTTTTACCGCAACGCGATTGACCTCAACCGCTACAGCAACGGCGTAGCTCGGCGCGTCGTCAGGGCGTACAACGACGTGATCATCGACGCCACGGATCGGCTGGCAATGCTCGATCCTGAGTCGATCAGCGCTGCCAGGCTTCGGGCAATCCTTGCGCAGCTCAAGGAATCGCTAGACGGCTGGGCTGGCACCAGCACGCTGCTGATGACAGAAGAGCTGCAGGGCTTGGCGATCCTGGAAGCTGACTTCATGGTGGAGCAGCTTGAGAAGATGGTGCCACCAAGCGTGACGACGCCGATTCGATCGGTGGAGATCAGCCCGCAGTTCGCGCAGGCGGTGGTCACTTCAGATCCCACACAGTTGGGGATTGTTTCGCTGAGCGATGACCTGCCCGGCGCAGTGCGGCGTCAGTTTGCGATGACCGTGGCTGATGGCACCACGCTCACGCTGCCGAACGGCGAGGTCGTCCGCAAAGCCTTCCAGACCATGAGCACAAGCCAGGCTGAGCTTTTCAGTCAGGCAGTGCGGAACGGGCTGCTGACCGGCGAGTCAATGCCGAGCATCATCCGCAGGCTCAAGGGCAGGCTGGTCAGGAATGATCGTTCCAGCCTTGCTCAACAGATCCAAAAGGGCGGGGCGGTCACGGCTCGTGCGAATAACCAGATCCGCGCCATCGTGCGCAGCAGCATCACCCAGGTCACCGACGCAGCAGCGGAGCAGGTGGCGCTGGCGAACCCTGATGCCACCGTCCGCTACATCTACCGCGCCGTGCTTGATAGCCGCACGACGCCGATCTGCCGGTCGCTAGACGGCAAGGTCTACAAGTGGGGCGAAGGTCCGGTGCCGCCGCTGCACTTTGGTTGCCGCTCTCTGCGGGCACCCTTGATCAAGGGGCTGGAGAAAGAACAGATCAATGAGTTCGAGAGCTACGGCAAGTGGCTTCAGAACAACAAAGCCGACAAGGAAAAGGTCTTCGGCAGCAAGACGCCGTACTTCGACTATCTCGCCAAAAAGTACGGTCCCGATGATGCGCTGCGTCGTTTTGTGCGGCAAGACGGGTCAGAACTAACCTTGGAGCAACTAAAGGCTCGGTATCCAGATGTCAAGCCAAGAACTACAAGCAGTTCTCGTTAACGACGAACTGATGCTCGCTCGTCCATTCACGCTGGAGGATGGAAGCATCCAATGGCGCAACAGGTTCGGCATGGTGATTGAAGGCGCCAAGCCTGTGCAGCAATGTGAGCCAAAAGCAGCGCCCAAAGCTAAGCGCGCACCACGCGCCCGCAAAAAAGCTGCTGAATAAGATGACGGCATCTGCTGCGTGCTGATGCCTTATCACAGCAAGCCCAAGCCCATGTCGAAGGGCGGCAAGAAAA